GATCACCAGAAGGGCGGGAAGGATGGGTTTCATCGAAGGTCTCCGTTCAGGGCATGGCCCGGTCGATCCAGGAGGAGATCACCCGTCCGGCGGCGAACACGCCCAGCACCGACACGAGCGTCATCAGCGTTCCGCCCACGACCACACCAAGGCCGAAGACGAGGAGGGTCACAGGGGCGCTTCCCCGGTTTCCATCATGTGGGCCAGGCGATGGGCTCGGGCGCCCGTCTGACGCGCCCAGCGGCTTTCCAACATCCCCGCAGCGGCCTTGGGCCAATCGTGAGCCTGGATGGCCGCCAGCGTGTTCCTGAACCCCAAGAGGCCATGGATGCCGAGGTTGAAGCACATGTTGACCAGGGCGCGCTGGCGGACCGCGTCCAGGTCGCGCCACCATGGGATGGCGAGATCCATCTCGGCCTTCACGCGGGCGACATCGTTGGCCAGCAGGTAGTCGATCTCCTCGTCGGAGAGGCCAACGTCGTCGAGGTTTCTGCCGACCCCGATCGTGAGCTTGCCCACCGTATCGCGGTAGGGCTTGCTGCGGACTCCCTCGTCCCGGCGCAACTCGGCGAGGAGCGTGCGGTCGGTGTTCATCGGTTCGTCTCGTCGGACGTCAGGGTCGTGAAGCCTGCGCGCGTGGTCACAAGATTCGCGAGCTGCCGCTCGATGACGCTGATGGATCGGCTGACGCCCTCCAGCTTCTCGCGGCTGTGCTTGCCGTCGATCTCGATGGTGGTCGTCAGGCGGGTGATCTGCTCCTTCATGCCCGCCACGGCCGCCACGGCGACCTCAGTCGCCGTCAGGCGCTGGTCGAGGAGCGGGACCTTGTCGGCTAGGACCGCGACTTCCTCGACGCGCCCCTCCACCTTCTCCAGGGTTGAGGCCACGTTCTTCATGGCCTCGTCCGAGCGGCCGATGAACCGGCCGATGATGAACAGGTTGACGGCCGAGCCGCCCAGGACCGTGAGGATCGAAATCCCGATACCGATCCAGGGGGTGATGTCGACGGCGGCGGCCATGCGCGGCTCCTTGGTACGCTAGGGGCAGTCGGGCTGGCAGGCGCCAGATGCTCTGGACGGGGGATGGGTTCCACGGTCTGTCCTCATAGGCGCCCCGCCCCTTCTTGAACTCGAACTCTCAGCAGGATGGCCGCGGCGGCGGGCCGTCCTCAGGGGCACGGCGCGTCGACGCGCGCCGCGCGGCCCAACGCCGCCTCCACCGCGTTGCCGCAGCGGGTGACACGCGTGGGGTTCTGGATGGTGATCCGGGTCTGCATCGTCGCCCCGGCCAGGGTCCGCACCCGGTTGTTGCGGATGATGCTGTCACGGCCGTCGTAGAGGGCGATGCCCTGCGGATGGCTGGTGGCGATGTCGTTGTCCTCGATGACGATGCGGTCGAAGCCGCCGTCGTCGACCCCGTCGCGGATGTGGTTGAACATCCCCACGCCCTGCATGTCGCCGGTGGCCTTGTTGCCGCGGATGGCGACGTCCGACACCGGGGCCACGGTCGGGCGGCTCCACAGCTGGATGCAGTCGGGATGCTCGTCGGTGAGCCGGCGGAACCCTTCGCAGTTGTTGGCCTCGATGACGCCCTTGTGGCTCAGCGCCACGTCCAGGCCATCGACCCGCATCCGCGTGAAGTGGTTTCCCTTGACCGTGAAGCCGTCGGTCAGGGTCATGGTGAGACCCCGCTCCCAGCCGATGAAGTCGCTGTCGGAGACGGTGACCGCGGTGGCGCTGGCGATGCGCAGGCCGGTTCCGTCCGCCACAGCGCCCATGTAGCCCGGCCGGCTCTCCTCCGGGCCGAGGGCCGTCAGTCCCTTGGCGATGAAGCCGTTCCACCGCTCCACCGCCAGGCCCGCGCCGCAGACCTTCAGCGGGTCGCAGACAGTGACGACCGTCGCGCCGTTCAGCACCAGGCCGCCGCCGTCGCGGAAGGTCCAGTTGGTCAGGGTCGCGCCCGTGGCGTTGATGGTCAGCGGCGGGTTGAAGGTGCGGCCGCGCAGGTTGACGGGACCGTAGACCCCAGGCGCGAGGGTGACGACGTCGCCGGGCTGGGCCAGCGCCGTCACCACGGCGAGGGCGTCGGCGGGCGTGGCGGTGAGCGAGGCCGCCGCCGCCGGGGCGGCAAGCAGGACACAGGACAACGCAAGGCACACGGCCGCGAGCGCGGCTATTGGGTGGCGCATGGGGGTGACCTTTCGGGCCGGGCTGGAGACCCGGCGGGCGGGCGTTCAGCGCAGCGGGCGTGTGACGGCGATCAGCCGGTCGGGTACGCGCTACTGAAGTCGACGGGCGACGGCCTCGCGGGCGCGGCGACGGTCCTCGCGCCAGCTGCGCAGGGCCAGGACCGCGAACAGGGCCGCCAGCGCGGCCAGGCCGATGGCGGCGGGGATCAGCGGGTCCATGGGGCCGCCGCCAGCATCGCCAGGTCGAACCAGACGGCGGGGATGGCGCAGACGTAGCCCGCAGCCAGCCAGCGCTCGCCCTTCCTGGCGCAGGCCATGGCGCGCAGGGCCAGCGGACCGGTCAGCGGGCCCATGACGGCGGCGAGCGCCAGGCGCAGGAGACGCGAGCGGGTGACAACCATGACGGGGAGTCTAGATCGGGTTCGCGCGGAGGTGAATCGGGAATTGTTAAGGTTTTTTCGCCTGTGGCGGGAACCTCAGGGCTGCAGCTGCAGCGTCGAGATAATGGCCCCCGCGAGGATGGTGTTGGTGACCGTGTTGGCCTCGGAAAGCCGCTGGATGTCCCAGGTCCGCGAGGCAGCCGTGTAGGTCGCCGCCTTGACGATGAAGCAGCCCATTCCGTCCGCCGCGCCCACCCGTTGCTCGGCAATGCTCTGGGTCAGGCTTGTTCCGCCATCGCGCAGTTGCGATTGCGTGCTGACCGTCGAGTTGCTGCCCTTCATGAACCAGGAGGCGATCAGCAGATAGTCAGCCGCTGCGGGCGTCGCCGTGAGCGACAGCGCATCTGTATAGGCGATGTCCGTGCCAGCGCTGTCCGAACCCAGGGTCGACGTGTCGTTGTCGTACACCGCGCCGAGCGCCAAGGCGAGGATGCGGTGCTTGGATGAGACGACCGAAACCCCGCCGCTCGCGGCCGAGAACTGCGTCTTGAAGGTGTTGGACCCGGTGAGGCCGGTTCGCGCCCAGGCGATCCCGGCGGCCATCGCCGCGCCGCCGCTGTCACGCATCTCCGCAACGTAGCTGTTGGCCCCGCCATGCTCGGCGCGGAAGCGGATGTTGTTGCTAGTGCCAGGTTCGAGCGAGGCCGAGGCCAGCACCAGGTAGTCCTGCCCCGCCCCGGCGTTGACGACAAGGCTGGCCTTGTCGCCGTAGGTGGTTCCCGTCACCGTATCGGCGCCGGTGCTGACGGCATAGTCGTCGCCGTTCTCCAGGCGCATTGCCACGAGACGACCATTACGCGCGCGGGCCGTGCCGGACGCCCCGCTGCGGACAACCGTGATGTCCCAGGTGGTGGAGGCGGGCGAGGCGCTGGCGGGGTAGATGGTGAAGCCGCCGCGCTGCCAGTAGTCGACGGGTGTCGAGGCCTCCTTGGGCGCTTCGTCGCTCAGGATGATGTCTGAGCCAGCTTCGCGAAACCGCAGGACAGTGCGCTGTCCAGCCGTGGCGATGCTGTGCTCGGCCGACCAGAAGATGACGTAGGCCTTGTTTGCGTCTGGCGTGAAGGTGAGGCTGACCAGGGTCGTGGGCGAGGCCGAGTTGGTGTTGGTGACCTCGGCGAGGCTTTCGCTCGAATAGACCTGGCGCGTGACCGGGACCACGGGCGCCGCGCCGGCGGCAAACGCATAAGGCCTGATCATCATGCTCATGTGCGCGCGCCGATCAGGTAGACCTTAAGGCCCTTGGCGGTGCCGTCGCCTATCTGGTCGATGTCCACGGTGATTTCCGCGTCGTCGGCCAGGGAGCTGTCCGAGATCACCGGCGGCGTCGTCGCCGTGGTGCTGGTCTTTTCGGTGTTGTCGATGGTCAGCTTGGTCGAGATGATCGACGTCCCAGCCTCATTGATGTCGACCGTGAATATGGAGCCCGATGTCTGCGCCGTGGTCAGGGAGGCGCGCACATCCGACACGGTGAAGGCGTAGGGCATTCGGAACGTCACCTTGGCCGTCCCGGTGGAAAGCGCCGTCGTCTCGTCCGAGCACGCGATGACGAGGCTTTCCGTGGCCTTGATCTGCGATTGGTTGACGCTCAAGGTCGTGGCGCTGAACGTCAGGCCCGTGGAGACGGTGATCTCTTCCACCGCCCCGCTGGAAGCCGTGGTGCGGCCCAGCAGCCGCGCCGTGGACATCGTGAGGCCAGAGCCGGTGATCGCGCCCGTGGTGGCAAAGCCCGAGACGTTCAGCGTCGTGCCGGAGAACGACAGGCCGGTTCCAAGCGAGAGCTCGGTATAGGCCGAGCCGGACCCGGCGGCGCCCGAGCCCAGCAGCTTGGAGTTGGCCGAGGCGTTGGCGATCTTGGCCAAGGTGACGGCGCTGTTGGCGATGCCGGCCGTGGCGATGGTCCCGAAGCCCAAGGTCGTCCCGGAGCGGCGCAGAACCTCCCCGTCGTTGGCCGCCGTGACGTCCGCGACATTGCCGGTGGAGTTGGCGGAGCGGGCGATGACCGACAGGCCCGCCGACTGCCGCAGCTTGGCGTCGCTGATGGTGTTGCTGTCGACCGTCCAGACCGTCCCGGAGGACGAGACGGTGATGTCGCCCTTGTCGCCGTCCGAAACCGCGCCCCCGACAGCCGCATCCACATAGGCCTTGGTGGCTTTCTGCGAAGCGATCCGGCTGTCGCTGTTGGCGGTGAGGGCCGTATCCGTGTCGAGCGTGTAGGTGGTGAAGGTCCCAGCCCCGGTGCGCGAGATCAGGCCGAGGGTCGCCAGGGAGGACAGGCCGCCAAGGTTGGCGCTGTAGGCCGGCACGTCGGTTCCGATGGCCACGCCCAGCGCTGCGCGCATCGCCGAGAAATCCGCCGCCGCCACGAAGGTCAGAGCGTTGGCGCTGAAATCCTCCAGCGCCAGAGTCTTGAAGGCGCTGGCGGCGACCTGGACTGTCGCGGCGGCCTGCACGACCGGCACGGCTTCGGTCCCGGCGAGGGCTGACCCTGCCGGCAGTTCGGAGATCTTGGCGGCCATCTAGGTCTCCAGCAGCATCGTGTCGCCGCCTTCGGTCAGGAGGAACTCGCCGCTCTCGGTGAGTAGCGCGCCGGTCAGTTGGTCGGGAAGCGCCGCGATCAGCTGCTCGAGCATCACCTTGATGTCCGCGATCAGGGCGAGGTAATCGAGCAGCGCCTTGTCGTTGCCGAGGTACTTGGCGAAGCCCTGGCGGGGGTAGTGCGGACGGGACATCAGGGCGCCGCGTAGCGAAGCCGCATGGTGGAGCGGACGCGGCGGGCCTCGACGAGATACCAGTCCTCGGCATCGACCGAGACGGTCGGTGCGGCGGCCTCAATCGCCCGATAGGCGTTCCACGAGCCCGACCCGGCGCTGAAGCCGACGAACACGTCCTCGATGTCCAGCGGGACCGTGTCCCCGGCCTGAAGGGTCAGGCCGGTGATCCCGGGATAGACGCCCCGGGCGTTGTTTACGCTGTCATAGCTGAAGGTCTGGGCGGTGATATAGAAGCTCACCCGGTCCCCGGGGTTGAGCGGCGTGCCGGTCCCGTTGTCCTGCGCCCTGAGGGCCGGCGACCAGCCGAACACCGTCACCGGCGGCAGGTTGAGCGCGCCCTCCCCCGAGCCGTTGTCGATCAGGGTGTAGCCGCAATGGCTGTCGTCGTTGACCGTCAGGGTCAGCTGAGCCCCGGCCCCGGCGCTATTCCAGCTCGCCGAGTTGGAGGGCCGCACCGAGAACACCGAGCCCGGCGCCCAGCTGTCCCCGGAGATGGAGAAGCTGGCCGTGTCGACGCCGTCGCCGTCCACGGTCACCAGGTCGACGCCCAAGGTGACGTCGTAGCTGTCCGGGAACTCTCCGGACGAGAACACCCCGCCGTCGATCAGCAGCGAGATCGGCTCGCCGGACACATAGCCGGCCGGCAGTTCGACCGTGATCCAGCCGACCGTGTTGCACAGGGCGTAGGTCCCCGGATCGTCGGAGGTGTCAAAGCTCACCTCGGCTCCGCGCATCATGCTCATACCCGCGTCCCCGCAAGCGTCAGGCCGAAGTTGGCCATGGTGGCGTCCACGACCGAGGGGCCGTAGAAGTCCAGTTCATCACCCGTGGCGAAGCTCACCGCCGCGCCGCCCGTGGTGGCGAAGATCCAGTCCCCCAGCGTCGTGCAGGTGGCGGTTCCGACCGTCACGTTGTTCTTCTGGATGTCGACGGCGAAGCTGGCGGTGGGCAGGGTCTTCGGGACCTTGCCGAACGAGCCCGCCCAACCGGCCAGGAAGTCCACGTCGTGGTCGAAGCGCTCGCCGCCCAGCCATTCGCTGGAGGTCGGCGGCCCGCCCGCATAGGTCAGCACCGCGCTGCTGTCCTGCACCGCCGTGGTCTCGGCGTCGGTGACCAGGATGGTCAGCTTGTCGATGGTCTCGAGGGTGACGCCGTCCGCGTCCTTGATGATGACCTTGTAGGACGCCCCTTGCGTGAACCAGATGCCATCGCCCGGCGGGCGGCCCGCGGAGTCCAGTTCGATCGGGTTGGTGTGGGCGCTGGGGGGGCTGTCGTTGTTGGAGTAGGTCGCCAGCGGGGTCGAGGTCTCGGCGACATAGGTATAGATCAGCCCGCCCGGGAGCGGGTTGCCTTCGTCGTCGAAGTATTGCTCGATGACGTCGAGCTTGGCGAGAGCCATGCGGGCGTCTCCGTGCTAAGGTGGGGGAATGCAGAAGACCGCGCCGCCTGAAGACGAGTTCGACGTGATCTATCGGGAAGCCTGGTTCGTGCCCGGCTTCTTCCTGCTCTGGGTGGCTATTGTGCGGGGCTGGCGCTTTGCGGCGCGCTCGGTGATGCGGCGACGGCAGCCGACCGGCTGAGCCGCTCGGCGACGGCCCGATAGAGCTGCGCCACGGCCGGGTCACGCTGGGCCATGGCCTTCAGCTGCGCCAACGCCTGCGCCTGTCCCTGCGCCGTGATCCTGGCGTCCAAGGCCGCATTGGCGGCGGCGATGGCTTCCGGCGCGTAGGCGCGCGCGGCCAGCTTGAGCCCGCCCAGCGCCGCCGCCCCGCCGGCGATGGTCGGAACGGCGGTCAGGGGATGACCGGCCATCACGGCGCCCGCAACCTTGGCTCCGGCTGCGCCGGCGGCCACCAGAGCCCCACGCGTCGCCGTACCGCTGTCCGGCGTCTTGCTGGGAAGGACGGCGCGGGCTTGGTCCGCGAACTCCTGGCCAAGCGCCCCGCCACGCGCCGACGCGCCCTTGTCCAGGGACTTGTCGCCCCTGCGAACGGACCCGCCGTACTGCGCAGGCGTGAAAACACCGCCCTCCGCCCCCTGAGCCGCTGCCGCGCTCTGCTGGCGCTTGAACAGCGCATAGCCCTTGTCGATCGCCGCCTTGCGCTTGGCGAAGGCCGGGTCCTGCCGCGCCGCAGCGGATCGCAATTCGTCCTGAACCGCCTCGATGCCCTCGGCGATGGCGCGTTGGTCGGCGTCCTGACTGGCGGCGAAGCGCTTGCGGGTCGTGTCGAGCTCTGAGTTGACGCGCTGGAACTGCTCGCCCGTGAGAACACCGCCGTTCTCGTCGAACCGCCCAGCGACGCGCTGCTGCAGGATCTCGTGCAGGCGCGCGCGGCCCGCTTCGGTCATGTCCTGCGCGATATCGCTGATCCGGGTGGCGAAGCCCTGCCTGAACTCCGGGTCAGCCGCGACGGTCCGCTTCGGGATCGTGGCGTTGTAGGCGTCGCGCAATTTCTGCTCGGTATAGGCCACCATCTGGTGACCGGCCGGGATGTTGCTCGGGACCTTCTGGCCGATGGGCGCGAGGGCGTCGTTCGCCACCGCGCGGTTGAACGTCTCGACGCTGCCTTGCCGCGCCTCCTGGATGGCCGTGCCGAGGATCGGGAGCGAGGTCGCCGCATCCTCCGTCGCCTTGGCGATGCCGCCGCGCGCCTGGCCTGGGGTGAGTTGCACGCCCTTGGCTCGCAGCGCGGCCACGTTGGGGTCGACCTTGGCCTTCGGCTTCGGCGCTCGGGGCGTCGAGAGACCGCCGCCCGCCGCGCCGAGCGCCAGGACCGCGGGATTGGTGCTGGCTTCCCGCGCCGCCTGCAGGCGCTCGCGCGCGCCGCCCGGCTGGGTCGCGGCCCCGTAAAGCGCGGCCTCGCCGGAGGCCAGGGTCGCGCCGCGCAGGGCGTTGGCGACGACGGGCGCGACCTGACGGCCCGCCACCACCAGCGGGGCGCGGAAGGCATTGGCCGCTCCGCCCGCGGGGATCGCCATGGTCGTTGCGCCGCCATAGGTGCGCAGCGCGTTCGCCGCGATGGGGTGGTCCTCGGTGAAGCCGGTGCGGCGCTGCATCTGGCGCTCGCGTTCGGCCTTGTAGCGCTCCAGGAACGGCCCCTTGCCCTCGGCCGCGTCGACCCCGGCGACCATCGCGGCCTTGAACTCGCCCATGAAGGGAACGCCGGAGTCGAAGGCGGCCGTCCCGCCCATGACGGCATCGCGCTTCGGCTTGGCCGGTGCTGGAGCCCGCTCGGCGCGCACGGCGATCCCCGCGTAGGGATCGGCGTCGGCCTTGCGGGAGAAGGCGGCGTAGGGGTCGCTCATTGGCGGATGCGCTCAGCGCCGTCCAAGCCGATGAAGCGCGTTCCCGGCTTCAGCTTGAAGGCTTCCTGGGGCGAGAGGCGGCGCTGACCGACCCCGGCGGCCTTGGCGGGCGCGGACGCCTTGGCCGGCTGGCTGGCGCCCGAACCGCCGACTATCGGCCGATAGCCGCTGTCCTCGCCATAGGCCAGTTCGATCCCGGTCGTGTCGTTCAGGACCTGCTGGCGAAGGCCCTGCAGCTTGGTGATGGCCGCATCCGCACGGTCGGTCGCGCTCGGAATGAACGGCTTCAGGCGGGGCGTCTCCGCGGCCGTCACCGCCGCGCCGGAGCGGTCGTGGATGACCTTGGAGCCGATGTTGGCGACCGAGGCCCGGACCGAGACGCCTTTCGGGTCGGTGCGCTGCATGACCGCGTCGCCGAGGACGTTCCTCAGGCCGAGGGCGTCCGGGTTGGCCCTGATGGCCGCGATGGTCTGGTCGATGAACCGGATGGTGGCGTTGTTCTCGGCATAGCCCTTCTGGATGGCCACGGGCACGGGTTTCAGGCCCGCCGAGGTCTTGGTCGCCGGATCGGCAGGACCACCCGGGATGAACTCCAGCTGCCCACCGTTCCACCGATAGCCGGAGGGGGCGCTGTCGGTTGCCGGCTTCGGCCGCGCCGACCGCACCAGTTCCGGCGCGCTGGGCTGTGCCGCGACCGCGGTTGCCGGCTGGCCAGTGCGCTGGACGTGGACGTGGTCGCCCTCGTTGATGGCCCGCGTGCCTGGGATGCGGCTCACCCGCGCGAAGAGTTGCGCCATGGTCTCGCCAGGACGCGGAACGAGATCGACCGCCTGTCCCGTCAGGTGGCGCGAGTTCGGCTTTCCGCCCACCTCGGCGTTGTGCTGGGGCGCGCGATAGCCGCTGGTGACCCGAGCGTCCGGGGCTGCCTCGGCGACGGCCGCAATCCAGTCGTCGCCGCCTTCCGCAGCCTGCGGCGCGGGCTGTTGCGCCACGGGCGCGACCGGCGTTTCGCTGCCAGGACGGCCCGGAATGCGCCGAAGCTCCTTGTCGGGATCGAACTGCTCGTATCTGTCTGGGGTCGGGGCTTGGTACTGATAGACGGGTCGGCCGGTGCTCGGGTCGATGGCCGTGTAGGAGCCGTCGCCACTCTTGGCGAACTCCAGCGCGCCCTTGGCCTTCTCGTTCCAGAAGGCGGCCCAACCCTTCGGGTCCTGCTCGAACGCCGGCCTCTCCTGTTCCAGCTTCTGCGGGTCCAGGCCAAGGCGGGGCGCCAAGGCCGCGCCCATGGCCCACGCCCTCTTCGGGTCCACGCCGCTATCGATCAGCCGGCCGATGCCCGTCGTGAGCCTGTCCAGGCCTTCGGCCTCGGCCTTGCGCTGAGAGGCGAGTTGCTGATCAAGCGCCCCGCCCGCCTCCAGCTCGCCGCCCTGGTACAGCGCATTGCGCGCGCCGGTGACGTCGCCTGCGGCCATCATGCCGCCGGCCTGTTGCGCGAGCAGGTTCTTGCGCTGCCGCGCCGCCCGCTGGCTCTGGATCTCGACCGTGCTCCAATAGGGGTCGGACATGGCTCAGAACCCGAACATGGCGGCGATCAGCTGCGGGTCGACGTCGCCGCCCGCCCCGAACACGTCGCCGAACTGCTTGGCGATGGCCTCGCCGCGCTGGGTTCGCGCGCCCGCCCGGCCATCCGCCGCCCCGAACTCGGTTCGGTAGAGGCCATTGGCGTAGTTGTTCTGCGCATTGCCTACGTCATCGGCATAGCCGCTCTGCGCCCCCGCCATGCCGTTGGCGGCCTGGAGGCCGTATCGGGCGAGCTCGTTGCGGCGGTTGAAGTCGGCGGCGAACTCCGTCGAGGCCATGCCCTGGCCGTAGCGGGTCAGGGCCTTCAGCATCCCCCCGCTGCCCAGGCTGCCGCCGGCCGCACCGCCCCGCAGGGCCGCGTCCAGGCCCTGGTCATAGCGGAACTTGTAGGACGGATCGCTCGGGCTGTACTGATAGCCTGGGTTGAGCATGTTCTGGGCGGCTTCGAACTGCGACTGGCCGCCCGCCAGATAGGGCTGGTAGTAGCCAAGCGAGGCGTCCCGCGCGCCGGTCGCGGCGGCCATGGTGGCGTCCCGCGCGCCGGTGTACCCGGCAAGCGCGTTGGTCTCCGCGCCGTTGTAGTCGTAGATAATCTTCTTGGTCTGCTTCTTCTGGGCCTTGTGGCCGAGGAAGCCGCCGAGAGCGTCGCCGAGCGCGCCGAATAGGCCCATCTCAATCTCCTACTTCACGTCCGCCCAGGCGCCGAGGAAGGTCACCCGCACCGGATCGGAGACCGAGGCGCGGATCACGAGGTCCGTCCCCCGTCCCAGGTTGCCGAACTGCACGACGGTCTTGCCGGCCCCGATGCCGCCGATGTCGCGCCAGATCTCATTGCTCCAGGTGCTGCCGGCGTCCCATGACACCTGCAGCATCAGCTTCGGGCGGGAGCCTTGCACCCCGGCATCCCGCCCCACGCCCACTTCCATCTCGATGCCGAGCTTGACGACGGTGAACGGCCGGCCCTGGAAGTTGAACGGCCCGGCGCTCTGGCGCAGCTTGACCAGGGCCGTGGTGTTCTCGCGGTAGTAGTCGAGGCTGTGCTCGTAGACGTACGGGAGGGCGTAGTCGGTCAGGTAGTGGCGGCGGTTCCAGTAGAAGTGCTGATCGCCGCGCGCCCGCTCCATCTGGCCGGTCGCCGGGTTGGAATAGGCCCGCTCGTGCCACAGGCGCGTGGCCGCGTCGTACACCCAGGTCATCGAAGGCTGTGCGGGGTTGTTGTTGGTCCCGATGGCGGCCGGCAGGTTGACGAACAGGAAGACGTGCCCGGCGTCCTGGTAGCCGAACATGGTGATCTGGTCGGTGATGTCCTCGAACGAGAACAGCACCTTTTGCAGCGCCTCCTCCACGGCCGGCGAGGAGATCACTTGGGGGGCCGCGCCCGCATTGCCGATCAGATAGACCTTGCCCGCCCCGTCGCGGTTGCGGCCGACCATGGCCACGGTGTTGTCGAAGGTGCAGCAGGCGCGCATCCCGACGCAGCCGTACTCCGCAAACCCGCCCTCGATGCGCTGGAACGGGTTGTCCGCATCGCCTGAGTTGTAGTGCCAGCCGGTCGAGTCGGTCCCCAGGAGGATGATCTCGCGGTTGGACACGAAGGCGTTGACGGTCGTGTCGGAACTGCCCTCCTCCTCGAAGAACGACAGGTCCTGCACCGTCTGCGGCGCGCCCACGTCGGAGTAGTAGTAGCGGTCGCTGTCCTTGATGAAATAGAGCGTGGTGGAGTCGAGAAGCCGCGAGTGATAGCCCCTCAGGGCGTCCCCGTTCTCGGTGAACACCGGCGCCAGGACGCCCGTGTCCGGGTCGTAGATCTGGAACTGGATGCCGTCGCCGACGATCAGCTTCCCGCGGTTGTCCGAGAACCCCACATAGCCCTGCGAGCTCGGCAGCGAGCCGATCGTGAGGAACTGGTTGGAGGGGGTGATCTCCAAGAGGCGGAAGCCGATGGCGCAGAACGCGCGCCGGCCCATGACGTGACAGCCGCGCACGGGCCCGGTGAGCCCGAGCAACGCCTCACCATCCGCCCAGCGGAACGAGCCCGGCACATGCTTCAGCGCGATCGGGGCCTTGGCGTCTGGGTCATTCACCTCCGGGTACAGGTTCACCGACCGGCCGGACTGCTGGGCCGTGACCCGCGTCTTGCTGGACGGGCCGATGAACGGGAGCTCGACGCGCCGGGGAAGCGGCATCAGAAGTATTCGTACTCGACCGTGCGGCGCACACTGCTGTTGCGCTGGCTGATCGACGCCAGGAAGGCGCGAGCCCGCGCCGTGGTGGCGGCCCCGACCGCGCCGGAGAACTCGTCCGACATGACCACGGCCAAGAGGCACGCCAGGCCATCGGCCCCGCGGCGGGACAGCGGCGCTTCGCTATCCAGCGTCAGCGCGTTCAGCCCGACCCACTGGCCCAGCATCCGGTCATAGATGTAGCTGAGCGGCCCCGCGACCGGGTTGATCACCATCACCGGGACCAGATCCAGCGGAACCCGCGTGCCGCCGGTTTCCGCATCGACGATGGTGTCCGGCAGGGTGACCACCACATCCGCCACCGCCGTGTTGACGATGCGCTCGTATTCCTTGGCGGTGTAGGCGTCGGCGACCGTGACATCCGACAGCCGTCCGAACAGGCCCGTGGCCATCGCCCCGTCGTACCAGCCCTGCAGGCCCGCAAGGGCGTTCTTGGCGGCATAGGCCGTGGGCGCAGGCTGGCCCTCGTGAACCTCGTTCAGCTTGCGCAGCGCACGGGTGATGATGTCTCGGCAGGTGGCCATGGTTCACCCCAGGTCCGAAAGGTGCGGGCGGGCCGCTGAGACCCGCCCGCTTACGCCTGCGTCAGACCGGGCCGGCGCTGGCCGCCGCCGCGGTCGCTTCCGCGGCTTCAGCACGCAACGCCTCGGCGGCTTCCGCCTCCTTGGCGCGGCGCTTGGCCGTGGACACCGCATCGCGGTCCTCGCCCTGCCTGGTGAACTGCGGGTTGCCATCGAGCTTGGCCTCGACGTCGGCCAGCTTGAGGCTGCCCTTCAGGTCGGCCTGCTTGATGGTCACCGCCTCGCCGGGCGGGAAGGTGATGCCGAAGATCTCGGTCGGCCGGTAGGCGTCTTCCGGCTCGGTCGGCGTGTAGATGAAGGTAGCCATGTGCTCTTGCTCCTTTAGGTCTGGGCGCTGGTGTTGGGGTCTTGGTAGAGGTAGTAAACCGCCACCCAGATCTTGCCCGTTCCGCCGGCGTTGGCCGCGGTGTTGACCACGGCCTGGATCAGCGTCGGGGCGTCGAAGTAGATCGGACCCGACTTCAGCGTGCCGTTGAGCGGGTACAGGATCGACGCCTCCGGTTTGATCTGGCCGACGACGTCGCCGTCGATCGTGCCGAAGTTGCCGAGCCCGTCCGGGTCGGCGGTGGCGCCGACGCCCGAGCCGCCGTTGGCGGTCCAGCCGATGTCGATGTCCAGCGCCTCGGTGCCGGTATCGATGTCCTCGCCGCGGAAGTAGCCGCCCACGACCGTGGCGCCGGCCGGAAGCCGCACGAGGTCGACGGTGTCCGCGCCGCTGGCGGCGGCGGCGAAGTTGTAGAGGCCCCAGGCGCAGTGCATGACCCCGCCACCGGCCAGGCCGCCGACAGGGAACTTGGTGAGGCTGCGAGCAGCCTTGAGAGAAGCCATGATGATGTCCTTTGAAGGAGGTGGGGGCCGCCCGGTCAGAGCGGCCCGATGTCAGGTGAGATCAGCGATCAGCTGTCGGCCGCCGCCGCGAACCAACCCACGACCATGCCGTTCATCTTGCCGTTGTAGTTGACCTTCTTGACGCCGATCAGCTCCTCGATGGCCACGCCGGGACGGAAACCGTAGTCCTTGACGTAGTCGGTGCGGGGCGTGGGCTCCTGTCCCCAGGCGACGGCGACAGCGCCGGCGCCGCAGAGGACCACGGGGCGAACGTCCGCCGAGGTGTTGCCGATGCCGTCCGCCGAGTAGGTGCCGGCGGTCAGGACGTCGTCGATCTCCGGGACCTCCCGCAGGATCAGGCCGTTGACGATCAGGTCGCCGTCCTGGAACAGCGGGTTTTCGTCCATGCCGCCGTTCTCGCGAGCACGGGCGTCCTTGTTGTAGGAGATGATCGTCGTGTCAGCCGCGGCGTCCCGGAAGGACCGCGCGCCCATGAAGACCACGTAGTATTCGCGGCCCTTGGTGGCGTTGGTCTTGAACGGGCGGATGTGCGGGTCGGCCGACTTGGCCATCCGCTTCATCAGCATCAGGGCGGCATAGGTGATCTTGTCGGAGGTGGTGTCCACGTTGCCGATCGCCGTCGCCCAGGTCGCCGAGTAGTTCGACTTGGTCGCCCCGAAAAGCAGGCGGTCCGAGTTGTTGGCGTTGTGGGTGTTGCGGTTCGTCGAGGACGAGTCGCCGAAGTTCACCGTCGCGCCCGACGTGTCGGTGACGAACGAGGCCAGCGCTTCGATGACGTCGTCGCGCAGCTTCTCGGACTCCCAGGTCTGCAGGCCGTCCTTGGCCGCATCCAAGAGGTTGACCTCCGTCATGAAGCTTTCGGACTTCGGCACCCGCACGCCGTTGCGGCGCCAGGCGACGCTGATCGGGAAGTTGTAGTTGGTCAGCGCTTCCTCGTTGCCGTCGAGGACTTCCGAGCCCGCGACGCCGCGGCCCTTCAGACGGCCGATGAACGGGATGTTGATGGTCTTGCCCGCTTCCTTCTGAAGCTCATAGCGGGTGAGGATCACCCCGCCCTTGTTCAGGTCGGCGTTGGACATGTAGGGCATGAAGCGGGAGTCGCGCACGTACTCCATGAAGTACTTGCTCATCCACACTTGCTTCTGAGAAGCGGTGGCGAGAACAACTTCGGCCATTGTCGTTTATCCTTTGAAGACTGCGCCGTACGAGACGCCCGGCCCGACCGGCTGTTCGCCGGGCTTGAGCCCGCCCGCACTCGGAGCGGAGGCCAGGGATCGCGTTGGCGGCGTGATGGGGGGAGCGGCCGAAGCCGCGGGGGCTTGGTGCGCCTGGGGCGAGGCCTGACCGGCCTTCCAGGCTAGGAACGCATCGAGATCCCCGTCCTTCATGCTGGAGAGCACCTGCTCGCGCTTCCAGTCTTGGACGACAGCCTCGTAGGGGTCCGCATCGGACATGATCCGCCGCTGGTAGAGCGGGTCGGCCTGGAACTTCTGCAAGGCCCAATCGCGGGCCTTCTCCACCGTGTCAGCGCCGTACTCCTTGCGGGCGAACCGCTCGGAGGTGTCCAGCTTCTGATTGAGCAGACGTTCTTCGATCTGCTGCTCCCGCCAGTTCTCGTACCCTTCCGGGTCTTCGTACCTGTCGGGGACCTGCGGCGCGGCTTGAGGAGCCTGCCGCATCTGGCGGATTTCCTGTCGCAGCTCCTGAACGACCGAAACCGGCACGTAGCCTGGGGGGACCTGGGGCGCCTGCGGCTCGGGTTGGGGAGCCGCCTGCATCTCAGGCGCAGGTTGCGGTTCTGGATCAGGCTCGGCGGCTTCCCGGGCGATGAACTTGCCGTCCGGTCCCCGTGCGGGGCCTTCAGGCTGTCCAGGCTCGATGGCCTCCGGTTGCACGACGGGCGTCTCGTCTGGCTCGCCCGATTGGGCGTCCAGGAAGTCCAGTGGTTCCAATGCTTGTCTTCCCTCGCCCGATACGGCGGCGGCCCGAAAACGCCCGTTTCCCGGCGGCGGAGCGTGGGTCGCGTCCCCACGCTGACGGTGCGCCCGTTAAGCCCCCGGCGGCGGGGTGTTTCCGGCCTTCATCTGCGCCAGCCTTTCGGCTGAGTTCATCTGTCCGGCGAACTGATTGTCGGCCTGCTCCATCTCCGCGCCGCGGAAGGCGGTCTCGGTCTGATGGTGCTGATCGGCCTGTTCCATCTGCGCCGCGGTCAGGGCCGCGTCGTGATGCAGATCCATGGCGTGGTGCTCGCCGGTCTGCATGATCTTCGCCGCCTCGATGTGCGGGCGGGCGAGCTCGGTCTCGGTCTTGGCGCGGGTGAGGTCCGCCTCGGCCTGCAGCTTGTCGACCTCGGCCTGAAGCTTGGCCAGTTCGGTCATCGCCCCCTGGATCGAAAGCTGCGCCTGAGGGCTCTCCTGCTGCCCGCTCTGCGCCTGGTCGGCGCGCTGCTTGCGCTGGTCCAGCAGCTCCCGCTTGCCCTGGATGGTCGAGAGCTTCAGCAGATCGTCGAACGGCACTTCCTGCGGCCCGTACATCTTGGCCAGTTCGCTCAGGACCTGGAACTGCTCCTGCTGGACGTTGGCCGTGTCCGGGACGCTGTCGAGGAGGATGTCCATGTCGAGCTCGGCGATCCGGTTGGCCGCCACGGGCTGGCCGGTGTTCGGGTCGACCATCGGCTGGCCGTACTCGTCGGCCTGCGGCATGTTGAGGCCGATGAACTCCGGCGCGCCCTTCTCATCGGTCACCCGCACCCACATGGGCTGCTGCCAGTACTGCCGGGCTCGCTCCCACATCTGGCGGTAGATGCGCCGTTCCCAATCCTCGATGCCGCTGAAGGTCACCGCGAACTGCGTCATGCCCGCCTGCTGGCGGACGAGCTGGGCGCGGCCCGAGGAATCCGCCGACTGCCGGCCCAGGATGTCCGGCGTCGGGCCGAGGCGCTCGATTTCCGACTTGGCCTCGGCGAGCAGCTGCGCCTGACCGGCCGCCATGTCCGAGGTGGGGACCTTCTCCCAGCCGGGCGGGATCACGCCGTCCGGCCGCGCCGCTTCCCGGCGGACGACGTCAGCGTCCTCCATGGTGGCGAAATTGGCGTCGCTCGCCTGCACCTGGGACGTGGTGACCAGATGCAGCAGCTTCGAGCGGCGCTTGTTGATCTCGTCCTGGACGGGGCGCATGTCGCGCACCACGCCGTGACGGTTGTTCTCCCGGTCGATGTAGCAGGACTGCGCTTCGATCGGGCAGCAGGGGCGGCCGTTCTCGTCCAGGTACGGGGAGACGTCGTAGGAGAGCACCCCGCCCGCCCAATACTGGCAGCGGTACCAACGGTCGCCCTCCTGGTGATACAGTTCCACCTGCATCACACGGCGCTTCTTGTCGTCCACCCAGGCGACGCTCGAGGTTCCGTCGCCCGGCCGGTCCTTGAACGTCTCGTCCACGGCCCCAAGGCCGGCGTTCATGACGTTCTCGAGGTCGTCCTTGGCCTTGGGATGGTCGGCGGCCACCTCATCGGCATAGCGCCACTTGGCGATGCCCTTGTAGCGCGCGTCGCGGAAGTCCTTGCGGCGCGAGCGCGGGTCGTAGAAGAACTCCTCCCAGCGGATCTGATCGACGGTGACCTGAAGCCGCTCGTCCACTTCCACGATGGCCGCGCAGGTCCCTTCCACGAAGTAGTTCTTGGCGCCCTCCAGCTTCAGGGCGTCGAACTCGTTCTTGTCGGCGATGTAGCGGAGCACCTTGGAGGCGACGTCCGCCGAGTCCTCGTCCTGCGGGTTGCGCGGGTAGGCGCGCGGGTCGGTCTCCCCCTGTTTCAGGACGCCGAGCATTCCCTCGATGGCCGGGCGGATGCGATTGAACGCCCCGTCAGGCTGGCGGCGGCTCTTGAGGGCGGCCTTCTCCGCCGGGGTGAGCTGGTGGCCGTGATAGTAGTCGTCGTCGGTCTGCGATTCCCGGCGGGCGTCGACCGTCAGGTCGTTCGCCTCCTTGAACATCCGGCGCAGGCTCTCGATGCTCGGCGGCGTCGGCTTCTCGGCGGGCGTCATAGCGTCTTCCATGAGCCCTCCTCGTCCGAGCGTCGGCGGCCTCGCCAGATGTCGAGGTCGGTGGGGTTGTTGGTCGGCTCGGGCGGCTTGGGCGGTCGGATCGGGCAATTCACCGCGAACTCTCCGAAGGCGTCAGCGCCGTGGCTGTTCTCGTCGTGGAGCGGACCCGTGTAGGTGCTCAGGCTGGCGTTCCAGCGCTTGCGGTAGTTGCGCAGCCGGTCCAGGCCCACCGCGCAGGCCTGCGCATCGAACGACACGATCGGCAGTATCCGCCGGGCTGCGTTGATCCGCTCGGCCGGGTCCTGCGCGACGCCAACCCGGATCGGCTTCACGCCGAGGCCCATGAGGGTCTGATAGCGAGTGCGGGCGCCCTGCCCCCACTCCCGCACCATCACGTCATGCGGGAGATGGTGGCGACCGTATCGATAGCCCTTGGCCTCGAGGATCGGAACAATCGTCTCCGGCCCCTCGCCGGAGGTCTCGAAGTAGTCGATGGCGCGGACCTTCTGGCCGTTCTCCTGAAGGAACCAGATAGCGGTGTAGTCATCCACGCCGATGTCCCACGCCGTTAGGACCGGCAACGCGGGGTCATGGGGGAAGCGACCAATTCGGCCCTCGTCCTTGGCCTTGGCGATCTGCGGGCCGTAGTAGGAGCCCGGAACCGCCGCATCGAAGTCCACCAGGTACTCTTGCCGGTACTTGGCGTCGCCCTCGTCCTCGGACCCCGCCTCCGCGATCAGTTCCGCCCGCTCCTTGGCGAGCTGTTCAGCACTGAACACGCCCGTCTCGGTCGCCGGCAGGCGCTGGGTGAACCACTCCGGGTCGCGCTCCCGCGCCTCGAAGCTCCGCGTGGCGTGGTTGCGACCGCGCGGCGTCCAGATAAACACCGCCCACCCGCCGTTCTCGGCGAGGATCGGCCGCATGTAGGTCCAGGCGTCGGGCTTGGCCAAGGACCATTCGGAGAACACCACCCCGACTGGCGGCGAGCCCACGAGGCTGTTGAAGTTGTCGGAGCCAACGACCTGCCAGGTCGACCCGTTCTTGAAGCGGATCAGCATGTCGTTGTCGCGGGTGCTCTCCCGCAGAGCTCGCGGGAAGGCCTCGTCGATACGCCTCAAGCCCGTGTGCGGGTTGATCGCCTCCCAGATGGCCTTGCGGGCCTGCGCCGCCTCAGGAAGCATGTGCCAGTAGGTCCCGACCCGCTTGGCCGACGCTATGGCCGTCCAGTGCAGAGAGACGTCGTCCTTGCCGGCCCGGCGATGCCACGCGACATCAGCCCGCAACCCGCCGGTCCTGAGGTAGCGCCAGAGCGGCTCCTGATAGTCCCGCCGCTTCCAGCCGTTCGGCAGGCGGACCGTGAGAGTCTGCCTAATCGCCGTCGTGATCATCAACGATCTCGATGCGCAACCCGCCCTGAACGCTGGCGTCGATGGTCGACAGGCGCGGGTGGATATAGGGCGCCGCGTGCTTGGCCGCCTCGAACCGCTCGGCGTCCGGCTTGTCCTCGTTGCGCAGGATGCTCAACATGAACTCCAGCGGAGTGATACCCTCGCTGGCGGCCCTGTCGGCGATCTCCCGCGTCTTCTTTGTGGTGTAGCCCGGCTTGCGCCCGGCGCCAGGCCTCGCGCCGCCATGACCCATGTTGATCTGCCTTGGATGATTTCAAGCTGCGGCCGGGTCGCGGGGCTGTACTACATCCAACGAAAGATGTAATACACCGCGATGTCTCAGCCGAAGGATCCGCCCATATCGTTCCGCCCTGGCGCCGCTCGTCTTGAGTGCATCGAGGCGTGGGCGAAGGAACGAAAGCTTTCTCGCCACCTGGCGATCCTGACGCTTCTGGACGCCGGGCTTCGGGCGCAGGGTCCGAGCCTGCCGGCCCTCGAGGTCCAGACTGCCATCAGGGCCGAAGCCGCACGCCGCCAGGGGAAACCGCAGCCGGAGCCCTTCAAGAGCCGCCTCAAGGGCGAGTGGAAGCCTCGCTAACTGACGCTTCCAAACAGCGCGATGCCAAAGCCGACCGCGAGGAGGATGGAGCCGACGCGGGTGCGGATGCCGGCGGGGCTGTTGTGGCCGATGGCCAGGAGGAGCGCGCCGAGGAACAGGATGATCGCGGTGATCAGGGTCATGCGGGTTTCGAGCCTCCGATGTGGCCATCATGGTCCCGGTCGAACGGGGCGATCTGCTTGCGGAGCTTGCGGTTCTCGTGGGCGAGGGAGGTGATGAGAGCCGCTTGCACGATGATGATCACCAGGAAGACGGCTATGCAAGCGTAGGCGTCGAACATGGTTGAGGCCTCGCTGTGGAGGCGTCAGTAGCTGGGTCGGAGAGGGCCGGCGCCCACCCCAGCACATTGCACGAGGCTGCGCGAGCCGATGGTGCTACGCAGATTGTCGGCGACCTTCAGTGTGCGCGCGAGGCGGTCGGCGAGGCTGCTGGCATCGTACAGAAGCCCCCCGCTAGGGGCGTTGGCGCCCGGCGCGTTCTCATCCGAGCCGGTGCCGGTGAGGATGCCATTGAGCGATATCAACACCGCGTGGAGATCGTCCACCAAGCAGTGGCCACGAGCGACGCTGTCGACAAGTGACGGTGGGGCGGCCGTATTCGAACCGTAGACTTCCATGATTGCCTCGCTGTGTGGGGTTCCCCAGTGGTCCGATCGCCTTTGGGTACAGGGCTCGCTGGGGAGGCAGCGGCCTTACTGGGAGGGTGTGGCGTTCGGGCTGGGGAAGGGGTTAGGCCACCTTGAGCTTCGACAGGACTTCCTGAACGAGCTCAGCAGCGGCATAGGGGTCGTAGTCGAACCACTCGCCACTGAGGCGGTAGTCGGCGAGAAGGGCGTGACACTGGCGCTCGACCTTCCGGGCCAATCCGCCGAATGCCTCAACGTGAAAGTAGACCCTCAACTTCCAGGGGAAGCCCACCTGCAGGCTCTGCAAACGGTCCCTGACATCCTCGGCGATGCCGATCTTGACGGGTTGGCCTGGGCTGCTGATCACGTAGACGCATTGACGCTCAGCGGCTTGCTTGGTTTGGCGCCGTTCTTCCGCCTCGGCGGCAGCGCGTCGCTTGCCCTCCAACATCGCTGCCCGTATGATTTGGGCTCGCTGCTTGCGGACCAACTTGCCCTGCTGGCGCATCTCGTTGCGGGGCAGGTGGATCGGGATGCCGAGCTCGGTCAGCAGTTGCCACGCGATCTTGCGGGCCCGGGTTGTTTGCGAGGGCTCCACGGCAATCTCCACCGCGCCCGGCCTGCCAAGCCGGGAACGCGTCCAGGGTTCACAAGGGAGGTTGCGAACGCCGGGCGCGGTGAAGCCCTTGTTCGCGTTCAGCCCATGGCAGCGGGCTTGGATATCTCGGAGCGCATTTTCGGAGGGTCAGGCCTATCAGGCCCGCAGGATTGGCGATCTAACCGCCATTCGGGGGCGCTAACGCCCGGGCCGAAGCCTTTCCCCCGAACTCCCTACCACAGATATTGCCTTAACTATGGCTGGTTCGCAAGGGGTTGTGTTACGGCAGCCCGTCAGGCGGCAAGGCGCCCCGCAACATCATCTCCACGGCAACCGACATCGGGCCGCTGATCCGAGTCTTCCCACGCTCGTAGTCCCGGATGCTCTCGCCGGGATCGCGTCCGCCCAAACGAAGCGCCCGCCCCATCTCGGACGCGTGGAGCGGGCGACCATAGCCCCAGAGTTCGCCAAGGGCTCGGCGGGCGTCACGTAGTTCTTCGGGGGTCAAAGCGTCTCCAGAAGGCTCAGCGCCTTGTCCAGCTTGGCTGCGGCGCGGCGTGTCGGACTATTCTTCGGCGCCATGGACCGGTAGGCATCCGACGCGCACTGATCACGCGCCTCCTCGAGAGCCTTAACGGCCCGATCGACGCGGTTTTTGGCTAGTTGGCTTAGCATTTCGAATTGCGTCCTCTCTTAGAGCGGCGTGGTTGGCGAGGCCCAGCCGAAGCGAGCCGCGCAGGAGGTGGAGCAGGTCTGGGTCTTCGCAGTCGTTGATGGCCTCCGCCAGCTCTGCGACTAGCCCCCGCACCCGATTGTCTCGGATGCGGGCGATCCAGAAGTCATCGCCCCTCACAGGGCGAAGACCCCGTGCTTCGCGAGTTGCGCGCGGTGGAAGCCGATCCGCTGCGCGATAGCGACCGCGTTGCCTTCTCCGCGAGCCAGGAAGCTTTCCAGCTGGGCGATCATGTGCAGGTGGTAGGTCATCTCGGTTCGCCCTCTTCAGGTGGGGCGTTGCCCCGTTCGTTGAGTTAATAATACGGATCTTATCCGTACTGTCAACGGGTTTTGTGCGGATTTATGCCGCCCTCTCCAACTCGTCCAGCTTCACCTTCAGCCGTCCGCCCTTCTCCGGTTGCAGGACAGCCGCGGTCTTGGTCATGCTCAGCACCTTGGCGATGTAGCCCTTCCAGAGACCGGCCTTGACCTTGACCCGCTCGCCTCGGGTAGGTTGCCAGGCTTCCGGCTTTCGGGTGTAGTCCAGCTCCCCGAACAGCTCGGCGAGGAACACCGCCTGCAGGGCCTCAGGAGACACGCTGGCGGGGGTCTTGGATCCATCGGGAAGCCTGGTGACCACGAAGGCGTAGACGCTCTTCAGTTTGCGGATTTCCGCAATGTCCTCGGCGGCGAAGCACTCGGTGAAGATGTAGCCCGGAAACGCCGGCCGGCGGAACCGGCGCTTACGGCCCATGATCACACGGTCCATGGTCTCCTGCGGGTAGTAGGCGCAGAAGCCCTTGGCTCGGAGATCCCGGGCTGTCTCCGCTTCGGTGCGGTTGTGGACGAGGGCGGCGAGGATCATCGAGCAACCTCCGACGCGGATTGAGTGTTCTCGAAAGCTCGCGCGCAGCTTTCATCACTGAGGTTGGTTATTGTTACAAACCCTTGAGGGGTTTGTAACATACCTAGGTTAGTTCTATACCAAGGATAACTACCCGCGTGTACGCGCGAGGCTGCGCGATGCACCTTTCCGGGTGTTACAAGGCCGTTACAGTAACAGTTGTAACAGTATTCGTTCATAGGTATTCGGCCCCCTTATCTGTCACCCAGAGCCATCTATCCTCGCGCCCGATGTAATCGCCCCTCCACAATGCGTCGCCGTCGCGGCTCATTGCGGTGCGAATAGCACCCGAGTTCTTGTTCTGCCCGTAGAGTTGGACATAGAGGTCACGGAAGGCTTCCCACGCCACGCCGTAGAGGCCATGGCCCGGGACCACTCCGCCGAACTGGCTGGTGGCGGTGTCGAGGATCTTCAGGAAGGCATGTTCGCCGGGGGAAAGCCGGTGTCGTTTGCTGGTCTGCGCCGTTCCTAGCTGGGCGGGTCTCACTACGCAGGACGTGATGAGGTCACCGTCGTCGTCGCTTCCAAGGGTCACAGATTGCAGCTCGAAACCGAGCTTCAGACCGCTCTCGCCGTCCTTCAGCTTCACGAGGTGCAGTTGTCGTTCGTTGGTCTCAGGGTCTTTGATCACCTCCACCACGGTCTCGATGTTGGCGCGAAAGCTCGTGTGGCCGCGCTCGCGCAATCCGCCGGCGTTCTTGTGGTGAACCCACAGGACCGCAGAGCCGGTCGCTTCGTTCAGCCGGTCGCCCGCGTCGAGCATCCGGCCCATGTCTTCCGAGGCGTTCTCGTTGGCGCCGGTGCTGGCGGCCGAGAACGTGTCGATCACGATCAGCGACAGGGGGCACGGAAGCGCCGCCTTCCAGGCCAGGCACTCCTGAATGAGCTTGTCCGTGTCGCCGTCGTGGGAGAACAGGTTGACCTTCTTGGGCAGCAGGACGAAGGGCAGATCGCCCGTCACGCGATGCTCCAGCCGATAGGCGCGCATCCGCTTCAGGAAGCCCTTGCCGCCCTCGCCGGCCTGATAGATGACGCCGCCCTGTGTGGTCTTCAGGCCAAGGAACGGCACGCCGCGGGCGATGGCCAAGGCCATGTCCAGGGCCAGGAAGCTCTTGCCGGCCATGGAGTCGCCGTAGAACATCCCCTTGTCGCCCTGGAAGATCAGGCCCTTGACGAGCGGCAGATAGGGCACGCTGACCGCATCGAGGTCGGACCAGCGGATGGCCTCGAACTGGCTCTTGGGCGGCTCCGGGGACCATTCCGGGGCCTTGGCCGCCATCATGGCGAGCTCGGCCCCCTCCCCGCCCATCGCCAGCCAGTCCGACACGTCGCCCTTGGGGGGTAGGTCGTGGAGTTCCAGCATCCGCACGGACTTGGCCCGGCCCTGCAGGCTGGCCGCGACCTGGGCCGCATGGGCGCGCCCGGCGTCGTCGTTGTCGGGCAGGATGCAGACCGTGGCGCCGGTGAGGAGCGCCGAAAGCTCATCCGACCACTTGCCCGCGCCCATGGCGTTGCACGTGGCGCAAAGCTCTTCCTTGGCGAGGTTGTCCGCGTCCTTCTCGCCCTCGACGAGAAACACCATGTCGTGCCTGGCGATGGCGCTCAGAACCTCGGCATAGCGATATGGGACCTGGCGCACACCCTTGACGCCCCAGGCCCAGCCGCCGGGCGACGAAGGATCCGGCCGGCGCTGGCGGAACGTCTTCGGGGAGAAGCGGCAGACCTGAAACAGGACCTCGCCGTTCTCGTCGATGTAGTCGTAGGTCGCCACCAGCTGCGCCTTGGGCGGCGGGTCCTTGTCCGCGGCGCGATCCTCGAACGGCGCGCCGACCTCGCGGCGCAGCCACGCAATCGCTTCCTGACCACGCAAGCCCTTCTCGCGGGCCAGGAAGTCCATGACCCCGCCGCCCTTGCCCGCCTCGTGGTCCATCCAGACGCCGCGCTCCAGATCGATGGAGAGACTGCCGTGGGCGCCGAAGCGCAGTTCCGCGGCGCTCGACAGGCGCGGGTTCGGTTCCCCCAAGCACTTGCGGGCGACCGCTTCCATGTGGACGACGAAGGGATCGGAGGTGGTGGCCACGGACGCGCTCATGGTTTGACGTCCACCGCCAATTGGTCGGCGACCTGGTAGGCCAGGGTCGCAGCCGCTTCGGCCCCAAGCTCCAGCTGCGCCTGACGCGCCAGGGCCATCATCAGAACCACGATGGCCGAACTGCGCTGGCAGGGACCCATGGCGTCCATGGCCGCCTTGATCGCGCACTCTGAGTGGGTCTGTGGGCTCATGTGCAAAGGATGCCTCAAATCAGTGATTTGGGGCTGTGGACGGTTGTGGATGACGTGTGGATTTCGGAGTCGGTTTGGCGTCCAAAGCGGACGCCTTGCGCTTCTCATGCGCCCGAATACCGACCATCACGGTTGTGTGGTCGCGCCGGAAGAAGCGGCCGATGTCGATGAGCAGAAAGCCCGCGTCGGCCAACCGGTTGAAGGCGTCATGCCTGGCGTGGGCGACGGCTCTCACCCGGCTGTCGCCGGTGATTTCACCAAAGGTTACGCAATAGGCGTCGCAGACCTCGCGAATGATCCCCTTGGCGCGATCCGGCGCGGGCCGCCACTTCACCTGGTCCGCCGTGACGGCTTGACGCTGAACGGGCGCAGCCGTTGCCCGTTCAGGGCGCGACGCCTCGCGGAACTTCGGGGGCAGCCCGTCGCGGATAGTCTGCACCGGCCTGCCGAGCATCTTGGCGATGGCGGAGACCGGAATGCCGGCCTCCAATTTCTGGGCGATAAACGCCACCTCGTAAGCGTCCAGCCCTCCTTTCCGGGAGGTCGCGAACTCGCCGCCGCGGGCGTTGGCGATGTTGACGCTCATGCTAAACCTCCGTCACGGGGAAGCCGTGGACGGCGCGGAACAGCTTGGCCTTGAGCTTGTATTCGGGGGTGCGGAAACCCTTCACATCCTCGACAATCAGGGCATCCACGCCCAGGTCGCGGTACTGGAAATCTGCAACGTATGTGCAAACCTTGATCCCACACACCGTGATGGGAAAGCGCGGCTGGACCTTGAGGTCCGCGATCCACCCCGTCCGCTCCAGCAGTTTCAATTCAGAGTACCGACGGGCTTCCTTCGCGCTGGCGAATGTGATGCCGTCCATCACGGTTTTGCGGTTGCCGTACTTGGCCATCACCGCGCCCCCCGCCATCCGGTGGAACGCGAGGAGACGGACCGCTCAAGCGCCTGATGGACGTAGTCCGACTTGGCCTTGAGGAGGTGCTTGACCGGCTGATGATGCTGGCGAGCGGCTTCGATCTTCTGGTCGAAGCCCTCGACCAGGCGCTTGAAGCGCTGCCGTGCAACGTGGTGGCGTAGAGTCCTGAAAGCGCCGAACATGGTCGCCCCTCCGCTTTGTTGTCCCCCCGGCCTTTGCGGCAGGCCGGATGCCGTAGTGGTCAGGCCAAGGGCGCGTCGAACAGGTCCAGAACCCCGGCCTTTCGGCGGCGGGTGTTCGCGGCATTCATCGCGTGGTGCTTGGCGTCGTAGGTCAGGTGGCAGCGCTGGCAGAGCGCGCGCAGGTTCGGCCGGTCGCCGGGTGATCCGCAGTTCTCCGGCACATGATCGAGATGCGCGACCGTCAGCACGACGCGCGAACCGGTCACCGGATGCGGCGTGGCGTTCTCAGCCCTGCAGTCGTCGTAAATTCCCGGCGCGCCCTCGCAGCGCCAGCCCGCGCGCGCTCGAACTTCAAGGCTGATTGTCTTCCAGTCCTTCGGGTAGCGAGCCTTGTTCTCCGGACGGATCGGCATCAGGCTCCTCCCGCCAAACGCCGAGTCTCCTCAGAGCCCACCGTTCGAGCGCCGCGCCCCGCGTTCAGAGTGGCGAAGCTGCCGTGGTGGAGCGGGGCGGCCCTGTCTCGCGCAGCAGCGGCCTCCTCGGGCGTGTCGTAGACACCGAGATGATGCTGTCGCCCGTCGGTCGTGATGTACGCGCGCCACCGACCACGGCACCGCGCGACGCCTACAAAGGACGATGCGCCGTTGCCCCCAAGACGGTTGCACAGGTTCTGTTGGTGCGTGGCGGGGCGGAGGTTGGCGCGGCGGTTATCGAGGCCGATGCCTTCGATGTGATCGACCTTGAGGCTTGGGCCGACGTCCAGCACCAAACGGTGCATCAGAAGATCACGAGACCGCCCTGTCTCGTCACGCTGTGAGGTCTTAGCGTATACCCGACCGGATTTGGTGCAGAACGCGTGCCACTTGAACGCGGAGAGCCGCTCGTAATCCTCATCATCGACGAGGGCCGCGTAGCCCCGCGTCAGGGTGATCTCGCGCGCCATCAGACGCGATCCTCAAAGGGCAGATCGCGATCTAGCGCCGACCGATGAGAACCCGCATCATGGCGTTCCTGATCGAGATCCAGACCGCCAGCAGCCTGGGTCCGGCGCGCGCGAATTTCATGCAGTCTCTCCTCCAGCTCGCGCTCTTCGCGCCGAAGTCGCGCCAGCGTCTCGTCGATTTCAGGTTCAAAGACTGCCGCCAGGATGTCCCGGCCGAAAGCCCTCGCGATCAGCTTCCAGTGTCGGGCGCCGGGCCAATAGCGGCCAGCCCGGAACCCTTCGGCCGTGCGGGGGTCACAGTCGATGAGACGCGCCAGTTCCTTGGCGCTGGAGGTGCGTCGGCGCAGGAAGTCGCCGAGCATTTGGCTGAGATCGCGCTCAGTGCTTTGCATCGAAATGTCCGTCAAGGATTCACCTCGACAAGTCGGGAGCGAGAGCGATGCAGGAGGTGTCTGGACGAGACGACGCACTTGAGAGCGCAGGCCGGTGTGGAGCCGAGGCCTTCGCGTACTTGATGGAAGATCCGAGAACGGCGGCGGCCTTGTTCCGAGCAGCCGCGCGATATTGCGAACGCTGCGGCGAGGACGGAGGACGGGGAGAGATCATCCGCCTTCCATCCTCGCCGCCCGCTCGCGGTGTCGGTCTCAGTGGGGGGGCTGAGCCGCGAGCGAAGGTGAATTGGTGACCCAGCCATGCGCAACGGCAATGGAATGCCCCGACCCGAGCCGATCTGGATCGCGCTCGGCATCGTGATTTTCGCCATAGCCGAGGCCCTGGAGGACGGGCGGGGACGGCGGTTCCTCGACGCCTTGGAGCGCCGGGCGGATGAACACAGAGCCTCGCCGCGGGTCGTGCCCCTGGTGGGGCAAAGGCCGACCTCGCAGGCCTCGCAGCAGGCCAGCGCCTGGGTGGCCAAGATCGCGCAAGAGTTGCGATCGGCGAAAACCTGATGGTAACCACGACGCCATTGGCTGACGGGTATGTCCCTGTCCGATTTCCCGTTCCACATGAGTACCTTGTGGGACGATCCGTCGCCCACCCGACTTCCGCCCAGAATGAGCAGGCCGTCCGTTGCCGGACGCCACGGCAACCCAGCGCAAGCATCCACAATCAGTTGCGTGGAGCGAGCGTCGGTGTTGAGCGAGTTCGAGTACGAGCCAGGGTTTCTGGCCGCGTCATATGTGGCGGCCAACGACCAGTCGGCGCCGCCCGTGAAGGTCAAGCGGAAGGCCTGTCGGCGCGAGGTCAAGGCGACCATGAAGCGTATCGGGCCACCGGATGGGCGGCGCGAAGTCCTGAACCAAGCCGACGTGACGCGGCGGTTCCTGTCGGCCAAGTGCACGGCGTGCGGACGGTGCCCGCGGGTGTTGCAGCGGTTGACCGATTGGAAGTTGTCGGCCCACGCGGTCATTGTCAGGCCGCTGCGTCCTTAGCTGGCGAACGCGCGACCGTTTGGGGCCATTCCACGTCGGATGGCCACCGGTCGGCGAACCACGCGACGGCCGCGTCATACTTCCGGATGGTGAAGGACGCCCTTTCGCTCTCCTCGAGCCGGTCGAAGAACCGCCAGTCGCCGAGCGCTCGCTGTGCCACGGTCACGAGCTTCGTCCCGGTCGCCGTCGCATAGGCGTCGGCGAGAGTACGTAGGTTTTGCAGGAGTTCGGCTTCCATGGGTGTGGATCATAGTCGGAGATTTCCGACTTCGTCAATCGGAAACATCCTTCTGGCCGCCTCGAGCATCCGGTCGGACACTTCCGACATGGACGCCGATACCCTTCGCAGCCGAATTCTCGACCGACTCACCGCCACAGGTAAGAAACGGGTCCCCGTGTCAGTGGCCATCGGCAAGGGCCGCGACTATCTGTCCAACTTCCTGAACGGCGATAAGGAGAGCATCGGGATCGAGGTGATTCAGCCGCTTGCTCGCGAGCTGGGTTGCAGCGTCCAATATCTCGTGGACGCCGACTATGATCCCGCCATTGGCGGCGAGGTCGGCCCGGTGATCCAGATTCGGGGAAACGTCGGAGCATCTACCGAGGGCCGGGTGCAGTTCGCGACCGGCGACACGCCCAACGACATTGCCATCATGCCCCAGGGCGTCTCGCCCGGCTCGGTGGCGCTTTACGTGCGCGGCGGATCGATGCCAGGCATTGCGGATGAGGGCTCGCTCATCTTCTACGAAGAGGTCCGGTCGCCTCCGACGCCCGACATGCTGGGACAAGTGGTCGTCGTCGAAACCGAGGACAATCAGGTCTTGGTGAAGCGCCTTCTAAGAGGCGAGCGCCGCGGTCTTTACGACCTGGAGAGCATCGGCTCGGAACTGCTGCAGAATAAGCGTCTGCGCTGGGCCGCGCACATCCAAGCTATCGTCCCCCCTTACCGGGCACGTCAGATCATCCGGAAGTTGGCCGCCTAATGGCGCTGCGGGAGGGGCTGCGGCGCGTAGGCCTGAGCCTTGGCGCGCTCTACTGGGTCGGCGCGATCTCGCTGATCGGCATAACCGTCTCTGGGACGCCCGATCCTCGGGAGACGTTCAACATCTTCCACGACGGCTACACCTATAGGGTGGCCGCCTATTCGGAGGCGCAGGCGACCAGATTGGCGGAGGCCTACTGGACCGCGCATCCGCCTGGTCCTCGAGCGCCATGGAAGGCTTACGACTTCGGAGATCCGATCGACGTCGATTCGGCGCCGCTTCGCTATTCACTGTCCACGATTTTCAGTTCGGCTCGCCCCGGCCTCGTGTTCGCGGCGTGCCTCTTCCTGCCCCTTGCGATAACGGGCTGGCTCTTCGGGTGGATTATCCGCGGATTCGCCGGGGACCCCGCGGAGTAGTCGGATTTCTCCGACTTTGTTGTTGACGGTCGGATTTCTCCGACATAAGGTGATCTCAACACGGAGATCACCTGATGCCCTCTCCCCTCACCACCTCCCTCACCCGCCTGGCCAACGGCATCGGTCCGAACCTTTCGTTCGCGCCGCGCCTGTCGCTGGAGACCTACCCCGGCCTGGCCGTGGTCCGCGACCGTGTCCGTGACGAGCACGGCGCCCTGATCACCCGACGCCTGCGGGCCTTGGATGGGGCCTTCACCGTCGAGACCGTCCGCGAGTTCCACGACCGCGACGGCTCGCGCACGGCCTACGAGACCACCACCCAGGACTTCGCCGATCTGGCCTCTGCGATCCGGGCTCTGGGCGGTGAGGGATGGGCTGAGGAGATCGCGGCGGTGTTCGCGACGGCGACGGCGAGGGCGGCGTGATCATGGAAAGTCTCGGCCCCGGCTCGGTCGTTCTGACCAGCAGTTTCAACGCTCAGTTCTTTGAGGATGACGGCAAGGAGCTTGCCCGCTTCGGCTACAAGGCGCCCAAGGGCAAGGCCTTCGTCCTTGTCCTGCTCGGCGCTACCGAAAAGGGCGCGGTGTTCGATGCCATTGGCGCCCTCAAGGCGCTTGGCTGGACGCCCCCCGCCGAGGTTGAGGGCGCGTGATGGCCGGGTTCACCTTGGATACGTCGGGCGACGTGACCTTCCCCGCCATCATCGAGATGACCGTCGAGCCGGACGGCATCGCGCTCAGCTACCGCTGGTCCGACCTCTCCCCCTTCGCGCAAGGGTACGTGGAGGCGATGTTCGCGAGCCACCGCCTCGTGCGTGAAGATCGCAACTATGCCGGCTTCTCCGACCTCGCCCCCGAAACCCTCGCGCTGATCCTGCGGGACTGTGAGGTCGCTGGATGGGGCTATCAGGACCGCGCTGATATCGGCCGGGAGGTTTGGCAGGCGCGCCAACGCGGGGAATACCGGGATCGGCCACGCCCGTTCCCGCCCCAAACCCCCTACCTCGCCGATGACGGCAAGGTCTGCCTGCGGGAGGGCCGCTGATGTCGGTGCCCTACCCCTTCCCCGCCCGCCCCGCGCTTCGGGTAATCGAGCAGAGCTCCGCAGGCCGTCACGGCTTCCCTGAGCCTTCTGAGGACCAAGCCCGCGTGGAGATCACACCGGGCCTGGACGGCTACCGCGTGTGGCTCCTCGGCAAGGTCTACGCCGAGTTCAGGACCCTATCCAACGCCGCGCGATGCGCCTCGGCTTTGATGAGCCTGAATGCGCTGGAGTGTTTGCCGGGCAACCGGCCCGTCGCCTGATCACCACCCTCACGAGGAGTCAACCATGGCCAAGACCCGCCTGCGCAACGACGACCGAGATGCGATCCAAAATGCAATCATCGAGCAAAAATTCGGGCCGATTGAGGCGTCCCTGAAGTCTGAAGGTGAGGCCTTGGCGCTCAAGGTTCGGGCGCGCGCGTACGGCGACTTCGTCCGCGTAATCGACGGCGCTCCTGCGGGCGCGTTTCCGCGTGAACACGGCCTCTCAGTGGTGGTTGACGGTAAGCGCGTGGCGCTGCCGACCAGCGGTCCGTTGCTCGTCTTCTATACGCACCGCAATGCGTACAACGAGATGCTGAGCGTCTCGGACGCCGACCCGATGGGCGCCCGGATCATGGATTGGGCCGAGCGTAAGGAGAAGGCGCGGTCGGAGCGGCGGAAGTTGGCGTCCCAGGTCGCCGGTACGCTGGCTGCTTTCCGCACTTTTGACGATCTCCAGCGCGGCTGGCCAGAGGCCGACGCCTTCATCACCGCCCGCTGGCGCACCCGCCCGGAGTACGCGGCGAACGTCCCGGCGGTCCAGATTTCGGCCCTGACCGCGGCCCTCGATCTGCCGCCGGGCGAGCAATCCGAGGCGGCATGACCCCCGTCGCACAAACCTTCAACCGCTTCATCTGGACGGCCGCCATCGTCGCTGCCGTGTGCGTGTTCCTCTGGAGGCTCGGATGCTGAAACTCCTCCTCTTCAAACCCCGCGTCCTCACCCCCCACGATGAATGGGCTGCAGAGCGGGAGAAGGTCGCCAGGAAGCGGCCTGAGTTCGCGCTCGTGCCGAAGGACCCGAGACCGGATCCCGACATGTTCCGCTGGTTCAGCGTCGAGGAACTGATGGAGCGCTCGCGATGAGCATCCCCCTTTCCCCCGACCGCGCCGACGCCGTGTCCGCGGCCATCCGTGACGTCGCCCGCAAGGCCCACGACGCCACCCTGCCAAACGACCTCGACAGCGCCCGCAAGGCCCTCGGCCTCGTCTACTGGGCGCTGCACGCCGCGGTCGAGGCCATCAACAAGGCCGAGCGCGAGACGCGCCGGGAAGCCCTAAACAACATCGGAGAAGCAGCATGATCGTGTCATCCAGCGGGGGCGACTTCAAGCCCATCCCCGAGGGCGCTTACCTCGCAACCTGCGTCCGCATCATCGACCTCGGAACGCAGATCACCTCTTTCCAGGGCGCCGACAAGCTGCAGCGCAAGGTGCTGCTGGTCTGGGAGGTGCCGGACGAAATCGTGGAGTACGAAGGCGAGAAGCGGCCCGCGCTCATCATGCAGCGCTACACCGCCAGCCTGTCCGACAAGGCCAATCTGCGCAAGCACCTGGAGGCTTGGCGCGGACGGCGCTTCACCGATGACGAACTGCGAGGCTTCGACCTCAAGAACGTGCTCGGCAAGCCCTGCCAAATCCAGGTCGTCCACTCGGAGAATGGCGGCAACGTCTACGCCAACCTCGCGGCGATCATGGCCCTCCCGAAGGGCACGCCGGCGCCTGACATCCACCACCCACTGATCCATTTCTCTCTGGACGAAGGCGAATTCTCGGTGGGCATCTACGACGGGCTTTCCGACAAGCTCAAGGCGCAGATCGCCACCTCGCCCGAATACAAGGCGCGAACCGGTCAGACCGCGCCTCGGCCGAGCGAGCGGGGCGGCGGCGGGCAGGAACACTTCCCGGCCGATCTGGACGACGAAATTCCGTTCATCACCTGCCGATCGATCTGGTGATGAAGGTCTGGCGTCCACAGACCGCGTACGCACTCAAGCAGGGTCCCGCATGGGCCTCGATGCTCGGCGAGATAGCGGACTGTGGGACCGTCGAGGCCGTCTGGGCGTGGTGGGCCAACTTCGTGCTCACCCGCCACCGAGATTACCCGGAGGTCTGGTGCTTGTCCCTGCGCGACGCCTGCGAGGCTCGCGAAGACGAGCTTCTAGCTGGCCTCCATCACGCCGAACTGGACGCGGCCTTTGCCGCGACGATGCAAGCATGAGCCGCTGGACGTTCCTGATCTACGACAAGACGCGCGCCAAGCTTCACGCCTGGCTGGCGAAGGCCCCCGTGGGCATGATCGTCGAGTTCCGCGAGAACAAACGGACCTCGGAGCAAAACTCCAAGCTCTGGCCGATGCTCACCGACATCAGCCTTCAGCTGACCTGGCACGGCCAGAAATACCCGCCCGAGGACTGGAAGGATTTCCTCATGCATCAGCTGCGCGGCGGGCGGTGGATGCCGGCCGAGGACGGCGGCATGGTTCCGGTCGGCTTTCGCACTTCGGAGCTGACCAAAGCCGAATTCTCGGACCTGATCGAAGTCGCCTACGCCTTCGGAGCGCGTAACGGCGTCGAGTGGTCAGAGCCTCAAGTTATCGACGGCCAGGGCGGATCGGAGGCCAACAACCTCCGGTCCGAGGCCGCCGCGTGAGCCGACGTCTTCGTAAACCATCTAAGCGACTTCTGGCGCAGCTCCAGGCGAACAAGCGTCGAAATTGGACGGCCAAAAAGCTCAAGGACCAGGGCGGCCTTTGCTATTGGTGCGGAAAGCGAGTGCTGGAGCCCACCTGTGATCACCTCATCCCGCTGAGCCGGGGCGGGCGAGACCACTATGAGAACGTGGTCGCCGCCCACGCCTGGTGCAACGAGGCCAAGGGCGACAAGCTGCCGGAGGAGTTCGCAGCTCCTGGACAGTATGACCCGCGTGAAGCCTTTCTGGCAAAGGCGGTGGCGGGATGACCGGCCGCAGCGTCGTCGAGTGGATCGGCAAGACGGCCGACAGCAAGGTTCCGGAGCGAGTGCGCGTCCGTGTGTTCCTGGCCCACAACGGCATCTGCCACATCAGCAAGCGGCCGATCCGGGTCGGCGAGGCGTGGGAGCTGGAGCACGTGAAGCCACTGAGCATGGGCGGCGAGCACCGGGAAGGCAACCTCGCCCCCGCCTTGGTCGGGGCCCATCGCGAGAAGACGGCCCGTGAGGCTACCGAGCGCGCGAAGGCCGACCGGATGCGCCTGAAGCATCTCGGGATCTACCCGAAGTCCAGGCGCCCGCTGAAGGGTCGGGGCTTTGAACGCACGAGGCCGATGCCATGACCTCTCCATCGCACGGCCTATCGGGTGGCGTGGGCAGGGCCCCACGTCCAACTGGGCAACTCCGGGACGAACCCATGACCCCCCTTCCCCCAACACCAGACCTGATAGCGATAGCGGAGGCGGTCTCTACGCCTGGTGACATCGACAGCGCGCCAAAGAGCGGAGAGTACGGCTTTAAAGAGGCGGACAAGTGGTACGAGTGCCCCGCTTGCGAGGGCCGCGGCGAGGTTCAGGGCTCCACCTACTGCAACTTCGACGACAAGCCGCTCGGCGTGCAGTTCTTTGGGATTGGGGCTGAGCACGGCCAATGGGAGGCGTATTTCCGCGCCTTCCCGCCGCGTGTGGTCCTCGCCCTCCTCTCCGAACGCGCCTCCCTCCAGGAACGTCTCGCCAAGGCGCTGGGGGCGCTGGAGTGGTTCATCGCCCACCGAGCAACCGTGGCGGCTGATCTGGTCTCAGCACACTTCGCGCGCGGCGATGCGGCCAGCGAGTGGATGCGGGAAGACGACCGCGACCTGCGCCGCGACTTCAACGATGCGTGCGAACGCGCCTCCCAGGTCCACGCCGAACTCACTTCGAAGACCGTCCCAGGGATCGAACAACCATGAAACTGACCGCTCTCCAGGCCGAGACCCTGGAAGCCGTAGCTCGGCTTCCGTCCACTGTCCGTCAGATGAACTGCGGATACGGCGCGTGGCGGATCATCGGCGCGAGCCCTAACGCAGTCGGCAAGCTTACGTCCCTCGGCCTGATCCGGGTCGGCGTGAACAACTGGTACGAACTCACTGACGCTGGCAGGGGTGCGCTCGCAGAGATCGAACAGCCATGACGTTCTGGATCGAACACGACGGCAGCCGCTTCGACTTCCCAACCCTCAAGACGGCGGCGGACTACTTCCACGGCTGCCTCCTTGACGAGAGCATCGGGACCGACATCCGCCTGATCGACACGGACGGCAGGACCGTCGTCGCCGTGGTCAATTGGGATGGCATTTCGGAGACGAAGCAGGGGATCGAACCGTGAGCAACCGGCGCGATGATCGCATGTTCAACCTCGGCGTCGGCCTGGCAATGGCGGAGGTTCAGCGGACCTACGGCGCAGACACCATCGTCTGCGAAGTGCTTGCCGGTTTCGGGCTCGGGCTCTCCGACCTCATTGCGACCGGCATGGAGGAATTTGACCTCGCACCGCTGCGCGATGTCCTCGACGCAGATCACAAGACCAAAGCAGTCCTCTAACTCCACAGGAGAATAGACATGTTCAATTTCCAGGAAGAACTCGACGCCCTGATCACTCGCGCGAAGATGGCCGGTTGCGATCTCGGCGAAATGCACGCGGACCTGATTGGCGCGGCCGAAGGTCTCTCTGACGAGATCGACAACGCCGATGTCGATTAGAACCCCGAGATAGGGATCGAACCATGAGCAGACCCGATTGGACCGAGATCGTCGAGCCTGGAGCATGGTCGGCGACCAGCCCCGAAGCCGCCGCGCTTATCTCCATCGCCATCAGCCTGAAGCGGCTCGCGGACCAGCTTGCCGGGGACAACCAGCGCAGCGGGCTCGTAGACGCAATCTACGACGCCGCCAGGCCTACTTAGACGAATCGATGGCGACCGAACGATGAACGACATCATGCCTGAAGCCGTTGCCCGAGCTGTCCAGCGGCTCCGCATGGACGCCGCCGACTTCATGCACCACAGCACCACGAGCGCGATAAACACCCGCAGGATGTGCAGGGTTGGCGTTTCTGAGATGGCGCTGCTGCTGGCGTGGCTAGATCAACACCACCCGGCCACTTCGATCCCTGAGACAGTCCTCGAACCATGACCGCCCCCATCGTCCACGCCGAACTCCATCCGAAGGACAAGAGCGAATGAGCGGGAGTGCCGTGAAGTTCTACGTCGCGAGTCGTGCGAGCGTGCCAGAGCGCTCGGCCATGTGGCGCGATCTGCGCCAGCGCGGTGTCGAAATCACCTCAACGTGGATCGACGAGGCTGGCGAAGGCGAGACCGCTTGCCTGACCGAACTGTGGCGGAGGATCATGTGGGAGGTCAAGGAAGCTGACGCCTTGATCCTCTACGTCGAGCAGGACGACTTCCCGCTCAAGGGCGCGCTGGTCGAAATCGGCGCAGCGATGGCCCTTGGCAAGCGCGTGCTCGTGGTCGCCCCTGGCGTCAAGCTGGAGCCGCACTCCATGCGCCCGCTCGGCTCGTGGGCGATGCATCCGCTGGTGACGATGCATCAGACCCTGCGCCACGCGGTCCAGCACGCCTACGCCGCCCTCAAGGACCAGTCCCATGGGTGAGAAGCTGACGAAGGCCGAGCGTGTGTGGCTGGAGCGAGCGGTGATCCGCGCTGATGCCGGAAAGCTTGGCGTAGACCGCACCTTCCTTTCCGCGCCCGTCCAAGGCGTGCTGGATGGCCTACAGCGCAGAGGGTTGCTGTTCGGTGTTCTGTACGCGCAGCCGACCCAAGCCGGCCGCGCCGCCCTCACCAAGGAGGGCGAACGTGGGTGACGCGTCGATCCTGCGCGCCATCCGCCATTGGTGGTGGCTGACCGTTCGTCCCGGCGTGAAGCGCTGCCCAGCGTGTTCCGCCCCTTTTCACAGGTCATGGGGCCGCATCTGCCCCAATTGCTCGGGGGCCGACTAGATGGATGACCGACACGAAGCGGTGGAGTACCTGCGCGCGCTGTCTGGCGTGGGACTAGAGGAGTTCGCGGGGCTTCTGCGGATAGGCGCAACCACAGCCGCACTTCACGACAGCATCGGGGCAACCATCTCGGCTCTGGACGCCTCCCAAGCCCGCGTGGCCGCGCTGGAGGCGGGGCGCGACGAGATCGCCAAGATGCTTCGCTCCGAACTCGTGGGCCGCACACACGGCGCATACGACCGCGGCGTCCGCGCCGGCCTGAACTCGGCGCTCGCCGCCCTCTCTCCCGAGGCCTCCCATGACTGAAGACGCCTGGGTTACGGTTCCGAGAGAGCCGACAGAGGAGATGTGCGCGGCCTTTCTGGAGGCCGAGGACGCGTCGATCATGATGGACCCCTTCGGCGCTTTTGAGGAGTGGCCGACCTGATCCGAGAGGCCCACGCCCGCCGGACGCAGTTGGACCTGTACGCCGAAGACCTAGACGACGCCGACTGCGGCGACTGGTGTCCAAGCGAGGAAGCCGCATGACTGCAACACCTCACACGGTGGGCCAGCGCGTACGCTCGATCTTCGATGACCGAGAGGGAGTGGTGATCGCGAGCATTCAGGAAGGTGAGCGGAACGCCACCCTCATCGAGTTTGACGACTACGATGAGGATGAGGGCGTGCATTTCAAGCACCGCAAATGGCTCCCCACGCAGCATTGGCGGGCCGCATGACCTTCCCCGTCATCAAGACCGCCCGCGAGCTTGTTGTGGAAAAGATCGTCCCATGTGGGGAGGATCTGCTTCTGAGGCTTGCGCGGCAGCATCAGGTCGGCCGGAAACTCGGCCGCACGTACATCTTCACGCCTGACGACGTGCGGGCGCTCCTCGAGAAGCTTCCATGCCCCTCAAGCTCGTCCAGCGACACGGCTCCCCTTACTGGTACCTCCGCGGCTCTGTCAGGGGCATCCGCGTTGACGAAAGCACGGGCCTTGGCGACCGCAAGAAAGCCGAAGAGGTCCGCATCAAGCGCGAGAACGACCTCCTCCAGCAGTCCATCCATGGTGATCCCGCTGTCCGCACATTTGCAGAGGCAGCGCTGAGCTACATGGCGAACGGCGGCGAGCGCCAGCACGTCGACCCGCTGCTTGTCCACTTCGGTGACAAGACGCTGATCGCCAGCATCGGTCAGGCTGAGATCGAAGCCGCCGCGCGCAAGCTCTGCCCGAAGGCGTCCCCGGCTACCCAGAACCGCAAAGTCTACACGCCCATGTCCGCGATCCTGCACCACGCGGCGCGGCTGAAATGGTGTCCCAAGCCCGTCATCGCCCGGCCGAAGGGCCACGACAAGGAACGCGTGCGCTGGATCACCTATGCGGAGGCTGAGCGGCTGATCGCCGCCGCCGCGCCGCATCTACGCCCGCTCGTGGTGTTCCTGCTGTCCACCGGCGCCCGACTGTCCGAGGCGCTCTATCTGGAATGGGCGGACGTCGACCTCTCGCGGGCGCACGTCACGTTCCGGCCGACCGACGCCCGCGGGATCAAGACCGACGAGGCGCGCGGCGTGCCGCTGCCGGCCCGCGCCGTCGCCGAGCTGGCGAACCTGCAATGGGATCGGGAGGGCTTCGTCTTCCGCAGGCCCGCCGGCAAGATCAAGACCACGGGCCGCGTCTGGCTGCCCTACGAGAGCCGCGAGGGCGAAGGCGGCGGGCAGGTAAAGACCGCATGGGCGGGGATGCTGAAGCGCGCCAAGGTGGCCGACTTCTCGCCGCACGACTGCCGCCACACCTGGGCGACCTGGCATTACATCGCGAACCGCGACATCGGCGCGCTGATGCGCCTGGGGGGCTGGAAGACGCCGGCGATGGTGTTCCGCTACACCCACGTGAACGCGTCCGATCTGGCGCCATCTCAGGCCGCTTTGTGGGGACAACAAGGGGAGCGCCCCTCGCCGGGAAGCGTTAAGCCCATGATCGGTAACGGCTTTTGATGGACGGCACTGCATCCTTGGTAAGGCTGAGGTCGGCAGTTCAATCCTGCCCGGCGGCACCATGTTTCCCTCGGCGAAGCGGGGGAGCCTCATCCCACTCCCCACGTTTTCGGGGCGCAACGAATCGGAAACGACGCGGGGCAAGGTGGGGACTTCTGGGGGACTGTGTTCCGCGGACGTTCACGATGCCTCGCCGCCTCCCCTTGCCCTGGACCATCCACGACATGGGCCACTGCTACACGGTGAAGGATGCAAACGGGGTGGGGCTGGCGAACTTCCCTTTCCAGTACAGATCCGTCGCCGGCACGAACCCTGAGACCGTCCCGACGAAGGATGAAGCCCGAAGGCTTGCTGTTAACTTCGTGAGATGGGCTGAGAGAGCGGCGGGGGAGAGAGGGTGATGGAGCGCCCGGCAGGAATCGAACCCGTCGTCTTCTGCTTGGAAGGCAGTAGCTCTGCCATTGAGCTACGGACGCTTGAAGCAGGACCAGCGCGCCTCCGCGAAGGCGTCGGTCGCGGCCGATGGATTCGCCAGTCCTGCACCTTCACAATGCCCGAAAACCCCAATGGACTCAAGGGAGATCGTTGAAGTGAGGGGGTGGATATGCGATGGTGAAGGTATGTCCGAAAAGGCGATCCGAGCGGTGGAAGAGTTCATGCGCCAGAAGCTCGACGGCGCGTTCACCACGGCCTTCTATGGCGCGGCCACAGGAGCCGGGACGGCGGCGCTCACGAAGTGGGACGATGAGGCGAACACGCTCACGGTCGAGAAGATCGACCTCATGCTGTCCAGCCTACCGCCGCGCGAGACTTGGGCGCTGTCCAAGATGTTCCCGCCCGGTGTCGCAACGATCTGCAAGACGCCTGACGAGAGCCTGACGCTTCTGCATCCCGGCGATTGGCCGCGGATTGAGCGCGAATGGAACCAATCGCTCAGCCCAGAGCAGCGTCACAACCCATTCTACGGATTGCGGGCGATGGAGCTAGACCCATACGAGGACGACAGTCCCGAAACGGCCGAATGGCGCCGCAAGGAGCGCGCGCGCGTCCTGGGCCTGCTGAGCGCGACGATCTCTGCCACCGCTCAATTGAGCGAAATCGTTCGCCCTCAATGACACCCGATAGCGCGGAGGGATGGCGGCCGATTGAGAGCGCGCCGAAGGATGGGACTCGCATTCTAGCTTTCGTGTCCGGTGCAGACGGACTCTGGGACCATCTGAACGGCCGACACTTCTGTGTCCAGCATGCGGGGCGGACGGGGTCGGACTACGATCTCGGATGGTCCGTGTATCCTGGCCTTGGGGGCGCGCCGGATTGGTGGTTCGGTGGCTGGCAACCCCTCCCCGAGCCCCCGAAATGACTGAAGCCTAGGACGGAGGCGCTTCCGCCTCCCCCACCACAGCCCCCGGCTTCAGCCCTTGCGCAGGCGGGCAGTCGATGCGGAACGTGAAGGCTGCACCAACGCCCAACCCGCCCTGATAGTGCCGCTCGCAGGTCTCGATATGGGCGTTGATCGCCTTCAGCGTCTCCAGGCCTTGCGGATCGCCTGAGAGGCCCGGGATCGTCGCACACCCCCCAAGGGCTCCAGCGATCACCAGAAGGGCGGGAAGGATGGGTTTCATCGAAGGTCTCCGTTCAGGGCATGGCCCGGTCGATCCAGGAGGAGATCACCCGTCCGGCGGCGAACACGCCCAGCACCGACACGAGCGTCATCAG